ATGACTGCTATGAAAAATGACAATTGAATACAAAAGGAGTGATTAATATGGGAGTTTCTTCGATGGAGAAGCAAGTCGCATCTATTTTTAGACAGGAAGTTGACAAACAGGCTTTGAACCAAAGAGTCATGGCTGATCACCTGAACTTCTCAGCGCAGAATCTAAGTCACATGTTAAATGGTAGACGGACGATGGGATTAGAAAGAGTTGTAGAAATTGCTGATTACTTGCAAAATCCAGAAACAGATTTCGAGGTAGCTGCTGCGATGTTCTATACACCAAAACCATTAAATCGAAAACGTCGAGATGCGCATCCACTTTCAAAAATGGTTGGTCAAGACAAAGAAGAAATTGAAAGAATTGAAGTAGAAAAGAAATATGAAATTTGGGATTTACTATCGATATCTAATGAAGAAATCAGTCACGATGAAAGAACTGAAATAAAACTCTGGTTGTTGGAAGTGGTAGACGAGATTTCATCAGAAATTGCAGTTTTTAACTCAGTTTGCGATCGATACAATTTCAATTCAAGAGCAATCGTCAAGGATGCAGAATCGAGAGAAAGGAATGATTAAATGCTTGCGTACACATTACCGGAATTAGCTAGTGAGTACAGAACGTCAAAAGATAACATTTACATTTTGGTCGACTTAGGTTTGATAAAGACAGTTCAATTTAGTTCTCAAAAACTGGTTAGTATACGTGAAGCCGAAAGGTTTTTATTCGAAAATGCAGGAAAAAGTTTTAGAAATGTGATTTCAGAAGAAAAACAGCGCAAAGAGTTATCAAAACTAAACAAAAATATTTTGGAAATGAAAAAGGAGGGAACAGCATGAAAAACAAAAAAATCGCACTAGGAGTTAGCGCTGCATTATTTCTAGGATCGACTGTAGGATTCGCGGCAGGCGTTGGTTTCTTCGATAACGCAACAACTGTTGAACAGAACATCTACAAACTGGCTAACATTGCTACGCAGAACAAACAGAAGGCTGCAGACGTTCAAAGCAAACTTGATCAAACGACGGGGCAACAAAAGAACCTTCAAGATCAACTAGACAGCCTGAAACAGCAATTGGCAAACAAACAAAACGAGGTCAATGCGAAGCAGTCTGAGATCGAAGCCAAACAACGTGAAGTCGAATCTAAGCAACAGGAAGTCACGCAGAAACAGCAAGAGGCGGATAAGCTGCGTAATGAACTATCTAACGCTCAAAATGATTCAGCACAAAAAGACGCACGCATGGCGGAGTTAGCAAATTTGAGCCAACAAAAAGTAAACGAGTTGGGCCAGTAGGAGGCGCAAGCATGAAGAAAATAAAAATTATTCGTGGATTTGGAATAGCCTTTGTTGCTGGACTAGTACTGATGCTGAAACTCAGCTCGATCCAATCGTTAAAAGTTTTAGTAATGATCATTTGCATAGCAGCAGCAAGCGTTTTAATCCCAACTACTATGATCTACGACGAGAAAGAATACGAACAACGCACAAAAAAAGAGACTTACTAGCCTGACAGCAAAAGTAAGTCGCAAAAGGTTAATCTATTTGACCTCATTTTAACAAATGAAGGGGGAAATAACAATGTTTAATTACGATCGTGCAATGGCAGATACAAAGAGCCATATTTTTACAAACGTTAGTCAAAGCAATATCAATACTGAATATGATTATATGTTCGATGATTATGGCACTCAGGTTTATGACAGTGATTTAGTTATGAAAGTAGTTTTTTCGAAAAGACAAATCACACAAGACAGAATAGTAAAAGTCACTTTTGCTAAATACGTAGTGATCGATAATTACGTGGAATTGATCGATGATATCGGCATTGTGTATCAAGATTACAGCTTTGCTATTGAAGGCAGAGAATACCTACAGAAGAAACTAGAAGGAGTGTTGGATCGTGAGTAATGAAATTCTAGAAAAACCGATTGAATATGAAGTAAACGGTGAAGAAGTAAAACTTACCGGAAACATGGTTAAACAATATCTTGTTTCTGGAAATGGGAATGTGACGGACCAAGAGTTAGTAATGTTTCTACAATTGGCTAAGTATCAAAAGCTAAATCCATTCTTGAATGAAGCATATTTAGTCAAGTTCGGAACACAACCTGCACAAATTATTGTTTCAAAAGAAGCTTTTATGAAACGAGCAGAAAGTCATCCTCAATATGATGGATTTGAAGCAGGAATCGTTGTCCAACGTGGTGAGGACATTAAGGAATTGGCTGGAGCGATTAAATTGCCTAAAGATGTGTTAATCGGCGGCTGGGCTAAGGTTTATAGAAAAGATAGAACGATGCCTATTGTCTCTCAAGTAGCATTGGAAGAATTTTCTAAAGGACAAGCTACTTGGAAGAACATGCCAAACACAATGATTAGAAAAACAGCAATCGTTAACGCATTAAGAGAAGCCTTTCCAGAAGCTTTGGGAGCTATGTATACAGAAGATGACCAAAACGTAAAACTGCAACAAACAAATGCTAAACAAGTAACGCCTGAACCTGAAAAAACACAGGAACTAGAAAATAAATTCTTTAGCAATGCTGTGAATGGTCCTAGAGAAGCTGATGTAGTCGAGCTAGAAAATGAACCTGAGCAAGAATCATTAGACCTTAACTATAAAGATCCAAATGCAATTAATTTCGATAGAGAGGAAGTGGCTCCAATTGATGAAGATGGAGACGGATATCCTTTCTGATGAAAACTACTATTCAAATGAGGCTGATTGGCATTATATGTCAGTCAGCCAATATAAAAACTTTTTAAATTGTGAAGTTGCGGCATTAGCAGAATTAAAAGGGGAATGGGAGCCTGATCATGACAAGAAACCTTTGTTAGTTGGAAACTATGTTCATTCTTATTTTGAATCATCAGCAGCACACGAAGCATTTAAAGAAGAAAACAAAGAAAAAATGTTCTCCAGTCGCAACCCATTCGGACTTTTAAAAGACTTTCAAATCGCAGAACAAATGATTGATCGACTAAAACAGGAACCCGCATTCAATCAGATTTATCAAGGAGATAAGGAAGTCATTGTGACTGGTGAATTATTTGGAATCGAATGGAAAGGCAAGATTGATTGTTTAAATCTAAATGATGGTTACTTTGTTGATATCAAGACAACAAAAGATATACATGAAAAGAAGTATGACCTTTATTGGGGCCCTAGAGCTAACTTCATTGAACGTTACGGATATGCGCTTCAAATGGCTGTCTATCGAGAGTTGCTAGAGCAACAATACAATAAACAATTCGTTCCATTCATTGCAGCAGTCAGTAAGCAGACACCTAGTGATGTTGGTCTAATTACTTTAGATGAATCAAAAATGCAATCAGAACTATCGAGATTAGAAGAAAACATTGATCATATCCATCGAGTGAAGATGGGACAAGAAGAACCTATTCAATGTGGTCAATGCGATTACTGCAGAGGTCACAAACGAATCACTGGTTTCATCAATATGAATGATCTATAGAAAGGAGTAACGATTTTGGACTACATCAGACAGATTAACGCTTTCGAAAATTTGAATGAGTTTAATGACATCGGGCCTGGGGCACAGTTGCTTTGGTACAAGCTTATGCGAGTAGCAAACCTGAGCGGTTGGCAGAAGGAGTTATCTATTTCAAATACAAGGCTACAATCAATGACTAAAACGTCTGAGAAAACATTGATTAATAATAGGAATCAGTTAATCCAAAACGGGCTCCTTCAATATAAAAAGCGTGGTAGAACAAAAGCTGGAATTTATATCTTATCTGATATAACTGGAAATTTTACAGTAAAGACTACAGTAGATTGTTCAGTAGATACTTCAGTAAATAGTTCAGTAGTTTCTTCAGTAGATACTTCAGCTTATATAAACAAGACTAAACAAAACAAAACTAAACAAAGTAATAATGCTTCTGAATCTAGTATTACTAAAAATTCAGAAGAGAGCGCTGTACGTTATTGGCTCAATCAAGTGAACCCAGCAGAAGCGCCATTCATCGTTCAGTCTTTAGGCCATTGGGTCAATGACTTTGGTGATGATGCGATCGTGATCGCTGCTATTGATGAGATGCTAAAGAACAATGCTCGTAGCTATAAATACCTTGAGAAAATTCTTAAATCATGGGAATCACAAGGTCTAGATTCGTTAGAAAAGGTCCAACACTTTTTGGATGGACACTATAACAAAAATAATTCAGCTCGTAATTCTAAAAGCAAATGGACGCCTAAAAAACTATTTGACTATTGGTGGGCTGAAAAGATGGGTGGACACCCTTCGCTAGATTATTTTGCAGAAAAGTATAGTGTCACAGAGCAAGAATTGGGAATACTGACCGAAGAAATTAAGAAGCGGGGGATGGAACATGCGATTTCTTGAGATCATTAGCAAATTAGGCGAAACAGCGAGTAACGAGGATGAGAAAGAATTATTACGTTCGTACTATGAACGTTTAAGAAAGATGGTTCGAATTGATTGTTCTCACGAAGAAATTGAACACCGCTTCTGCCTAATGATCACTTGCTATATTCTTCGATACGTCACTAAACAAGTAGATTACAGCAAATTAAATGCCGATTACTATCTCACATTTCTCACTAGTCGATTGAATGCTGAGGTGCCTGCATGAAATATCGCTCAAGATCGAAATATGGCAATAAGAAAGTATATCGTAATGGACGCTGGTTTGATTCGATTGCTGAGGCTGATTATTATCCAATCGCTGTCGCTTATGCCAAGGATCACGGATATGAGCTTAAACTTCAAGATCGTCTAGATATTTTGCCGACGTTAAAACTTAATCAATGGGCCATTAGAAAGACTCAATACGTCGCTGACTATGCTTTTTATGACAAAGGTGAACTTATTCGACTGGTTGACGTTAAAGGCGTGGAAACGAAGGATTTCAAGCTTAAAGCAAAGATGATAGCTAAAGAGTTAGGCATAGTAATTGAACTGGCTAAGAAGACACGATATGGCTTTATTCACTATCCGTTCAACATGCCAGCAAACAAGAGAAAAGAGGCGTTTATAGTTAGTGCAAAAAAAGAGGATTAAAGAGCTGATTCAGCGTTATGGATATTGCGAAGTTAAAAAATATCGTCAATGGGACAATCGGCATTATTCTGCAATTGCAGACGGGGTAGCTGTTGTCGTAGATTTAAGAACCTGTGAACTATTTGAGTGGAATAGCAATACAAAAAAGCTAATGAAAAAATGAGAGTTATGGCATCAAACTAAATTCGAGGTGATTCTATGTATCGCATATATCACGATAAGATTGCAGCAATCGTAGCAGACGAAGATAGAAAACTGTTCTGCTATACCAGCATTGATAAAGCACAACAAATAGCTAAGAGTATTGAATCGAAAACGAGTTATCGAACAGCGTTGAATCAGCGAGAAGAGTTTCTGATCGAAGTTGGATATAAGAAAGAGAAATTTATTGGATAGTCCGCTAACTGGAGCATTTGCATAGGGAAGGAGATTTGATATGAAACAAGAAAAAAGAGTACTAGCTGAAAAATGGCAAACCCAAAAGGACGAATTGGATGATATAGAACATCAACTTATTCAAGAACTTGAGAAAACGCAAGAGTATAAAAAATGGCGCGAGAGTCATCCTCTTTGGGGAATCAATAGAGTGATGTCTGTTTACAAGAATGAAATTGAAGTTATGATGGCGGAAAAGTACGGTGACGATGAACAGGCAGAAAGTTTTTTTATTTCAAATAAATAGATACGCTATTGGAGAAATTCAGGGAACAAAGCTCACTTACATGGGGCATTAGCAGAGAAAAAGAAAGAAGGAATGATAATGGGTTTAGATGTAGAAGCTTATAAAAAAATGATGAAAGTTGATAATCCAAAAAGAGATGAGGATGGTTGTTTAGTAGATTGGGATAAACTAGTAGAAATCAATCAACCGACACTAGACTATACAGAAGAGCACTTTAAAGGACGGACACAAGGTCTAGTCACTGGTGTGTATTCTTCTGACGATTCATTTAGTTTTAGTGCAGGAGCTTACTCGCATTACAACCGTTTCAGAGAAAAATTGGAAAAAATGGCGTCGAACTCACAATTATTCGAGTTAATAATGTTCTCCGACTGCGAAGGATTTATCGGTCCCGTTGTATCAAAAAAATTGGCTAAAGATTTTAAAGATTTAGAAAAAATCGCTAGAGAGCAGTTGGATGACTATGACATGGAAACGTATTTGAACTTTAAAAAAGCATTTGAATTAGCAAGTGAAGATGGCTGTGTGCAGTTCATGTAACGGAAGACATAGAAGAGGAAACGAGGTGGAATGAATGAGAAAAAAGATAACTATCGATGTCGAAATGGAAGAAAGATGGCTAACTTATTTTATTTCAATGTTAGAACATATGGAGTATTACGGAAGTATCGGAGGCTCACGAATGATTGGATTCCACTGTGATGGAGACGGGGATTTTAGACCAAAATTTAATTTCAATACAGAAATTGACACGTCAAAAGTTCCGATTATGTGGAATAGGTTTAAAAATGTTGATTTAGTTTATGATGCAGGCTAGTTCTGCTAACGACAACAATCAAGGAGGATTTAAATCATGAGCTATGAAGTGAGATACGAAAACAAAACTAGTTTGCACGACTTACAAAAAAACGTCGTAGTGAACAACTGCAATTTATACAAACTTGGAATAGTTAAGGAAGTTAGCGACGAAGATGTCACCTATCTATTACGAATGAATTGCTTTGATAAAGGTATCGATGTAGAAGTGAATTTGCCACATGAAATTATGATGGAATTAGAAAAAATGATTAGTGAGAGTTTGAGTGATTAGGAGGACGGCGAATGACATGGACCATTATTCTATTCATTTTAGGCATAGCGCTTGGAAGAGAATATGCAAACATGAAATTTAGAAACAGAAATCAGATTATTTTTTACAGATTAAGTAAATCCGCTAAGTCAGAAGTTGTAAAAATTATTAATGAAATGGACGAATAGTTCCGGTAACCACACCAATTAAGTAAAAAAAGACTATTGAGCAATCAATAGTCAGACATGTGGTTTTCCTTATCATCTTTTGGCTCACATTTAGTGGTGTCTAGGTCTTTATTTGAGGTAACGTGTCCACAACGGATACATTCGTAATCTCCTGTACCAGTTCCCTTTATATGTTCTTGCTTGTACAGATGAGATTGTTGTGGCTGAGTGGTTTCATTATTTGTGCTCATTATTGAGACACTCCTTTCAGTCATAGTATTTACAAATGAGTATATCATCATAAATCTTCATTTTAAAGGAGGGATAGCAATTGATAGTATGGGCGTTGTTTGATAGCGGAAATGGTTGCTATGCCCAAGCAGCAAAAGAGTTTCCATATATAGAATTGTACAGTGTCGGATTAGATATAGAAGGTAAGCATGACCATTTCATTAGTTTAAATCTAGCTGATTACTCCCATCTGTTTGGACAAAATGGATTGTTTGAAACATTAGATCAGTTACCAGACCCAGATTTGATCATTGCGAGTCCTCCTTGTGAGAGCTGGAGTGTAGCTAGCGCAATGAAAGATGGTAATGCTTCATGGAAACAGGAAAAAGGAGACGGGTTGTTTGAGTCTCAAACTCCGTTGTCACGTTTTACTATCAGGGATTATAGAGACTATGATCGGTATCAATATAAGCCGGAGAAATCTTTGTTGAATAGAATAAACGGCGAGCTATGCACCTTCAACACGATACAGATTATTAAGCGGTACGATCCTCAGATTTATATTATTGAGAATCCAACCAGCAGCAGGATGTGGGAATACATCGAAAAAGTTCTGGGTTTTAGTATTCCATTCGACAATTTGACTTACTACAACAATTACGGCTACCCAGCAAAGAAAGCGACTAAGTTTAAAAGTAATATCGATTTAGGCTTGAGAAAAGCCAATATACCAAATGAGCTAGGAGTCAAGAGGTTGGACCGGAAGGGCGGAGCATATAACGCTCGTTCAAATATCCCATTCAGTCTGATTAAGGATATTTTCAATCAGGTTCGTAATGAATTAAAGGTTAATTAACTCAGCCTATCAAGTAAGAAAAGAGGGATGAAATGGAAAAACAAGATTTAATCAAAGAAATTAATAAAGAAAAATATGATTTTTCAAAACCGTGGACGTCACTGGACAGATCGGATTATAAGGAAGGATACAATGATGCCTCCGATGAC